ACCAGCACGCTCTAAGCCACTCATACGTTTTTCTGCACGTTTAGCATGATATTCTTGTGCGTCATGTTCATCATCTTGCTCTGCATCTCGTTCACCATGAACTGATGATGCTAAATCATTAGAAGCTTTCTTAACATATGAGCCAATAACTTTTTTAGAAATCTCAGTTAAATCTTCTGACTCTTCTTTAACTGGTTTCTTAGGATTGCCATTAGAATCTAATTTAGTCACTTTAGTAAAATATTGAGAATGATTTGCCATAGCTTGGCCAGATGTTACTGGTTTAGCTAATGAATCATCCTTGCTCCAACCATCTTTAGCTTCTTCGATTTCTTCCTCTTCTTTACGAAGTTTTTTGAAGTCATCTGAATCTAATTTACCATTTTTGTTTTTATCAAGCTTAACTTGATTTGGATGTAACTCTTCTTTTTCCATCTTTTTAGCAGAGCATGAAGCTTCTACAATTTGGGAAACTGCATTAATTAGATCTTGATCTAAGCCTAGGTTGAATTCCATTTTCTATTCCTTTATTTGTTGTATTACAGACAGAAAGTTTTCTTTGCTTTCTCTCATATGTTCTACAATCTCGTTATAATGTTCTAATATATTATTTATATGTAATTGCGTATCTTTATTAATAGCAACTACTGAGCCATCATTAAGTGTGAAATCAACCTTACCTTCAATCAGATTGTCAAATTTATTTAAGTCTCTAATTTTAGTTACTACTGGATCGATACTGAAAATATTAGATGATGCCAATTCAACATAAGACTCAATTAGAGTATCAGTTACTTTAACATCATGATGTTCAGCAATAATCTGAGCTACCTTTTCGTCTGATAACTCTTCATAGATATCTTGTGCAATCTCATGCTCTAAATTATCCGCATAGTATTCTTGACGAATAAATTCTCTAGCTTCATCAATGGTAGAAAATTTTGTCTCTATACCATCAATTGTTACCACTTGATTAGTAGTCATTTCTATTAGATGTCCATTAGAGCGTAACTGTCTTGCAACAGCTACACCCGTAACTTCTTCTGATAGTTTTCTAGAGAATTGATTAAAGTACATATTACTCTTCTGAAGTGTCTTCTTCTGATTCTTCTTCAGGTTGTTCTGGAGTTTCTTCTTCTGGCTCTTCTTGTACAGATTCTGTACGGAACATATTACGAGCAACTTCAATACGCATATCATCTAAACGATCTGAAATACGAGTAGCCATTTCTTGATTAAATGCTGATTCAATAGCAATTGAATCGCCTTCAGCAATAGCATTAATTAAATTTTGTACGCCTTCTGTCATGCTTGTTCTCCTTGTCTAGCTTGGTTTATTACGCCCTCTTTTTCAGCATGGGCAATCATCATTTTTTCTTCATCTGCAATTTGATTGTCAATCTCTTTCATTTCTTCTTCTGTCTGCATTAATACATGACGACGAACATATTCAACTGAATAGTATTTACCAACATATGGTTCCATCAATTGTAGAGCATTGATACGTTGTTGCAGGATTTCATTATTCTTAAGTTCAGAAAAGTGGTTGTCCATTTGATATTCAAAATTAATATCTTGGAACATTTCATCCCATTCATCAGGACGAATAACACCTTTTGCAACTAACTGAACACGTAAAGCTTCTGAAAATAAATTAGAAAACTTTCTACGTAATCTAGTAACAAACTTATTAAACTTGACTTCATCACGACTAATTTCTGTAGAACGACCTAAACTGAAACCTTGTTGAGGTTGTAGTCTTGAAATAGGTACATTCAATGAGTTATATAGTTTAGTTTGGAAATAATTAATATCAGCAATATCACCTAGGTTTTGTCCACCAGGTAATGTAGTAATTTCTGTACCCTTACCACCTTCACGGCGTGGCATCCAGAAATCTTCCATTAGAGATAGATGTTTACGATCATCTCTAACTTCACCGGTAGCTGCATCATAGACAACTTTATTTCTAAACTTATTCATAATGTCATTAACGTATTGCTCAGCTTTAAGCTTAGGCAAGTTACCTACGTCAATGTAAAATATTCTGCGCTCAGGCGCTCTTGAAATACGATAGATGACTAAAGAGTCTTCAATCATTTTCAATTGATTTACTGGTTTAATCGCTTTATGAAGATGACTTAATACCATATTAGTATTAGAGTCAAGTAAACCAGATGTACAATAGATTACAGAATCTAAAGAAAGCTTAACCCCTTGGGTAGTTGCTTGAGTGATACCTTTATCGTTATATAGGTAATACTCTTCAGTAGTTGTAGTTACTTCTACCCCTTTCTGATTCTTTTCTTTCTTAACATTCTTAATCTTACGAATTTTACGTGGATCAATATATCTCAATTCCACAATCCCGTCTTTAGGACGAGCTGGGTCAATTAATACATGATAATATGAACGGCCATCTACATACCATGAACGGAATATATCGTGACCTTTTTCCTCAAACTTATATAGTTTTAAGATTTCTACAAACTCATCACGTATCTTTTTCTTAATAGATTCCGATACCTTTAAGTCATCCATAACCAACTGAACTGATTGTTCATTATCGTCAACAACAATTGCCTCGTTAACTATATCTTCAATAGCAGCATCACAGTCTGGGTATTGGCAAACTTCGCGATATCGTCTAATGAGATCATTCTCATTCTTAACAACACCTTCTAAGTCTACAACCATCCCATAATATGATGATGCAGCAGAAGAAACAACAGTAGACCCGTCATCGGGAGTAGGAGTAACCACACTCCCGATTTCTTTTTCGAGTTTCTTTTTCTTTAATTCAAAGCCAAATATTTCCATAATATACCTTTAGTAACTGTACTACCTATTTATTAGATAGGTAGAGGGAAAGAACCAATAGGAGTATCGATGGTAGCGTTAACACCGAAACCAGAACCACCAGTAGTTGTATCAGATACCCAGTAATTATATGTAAATTGTACTTCAAACATTTCAATTTGATTGTTTGTTTCATAATCTAAACCGATTGGTCCAATTTCTGTTGGGTATGCATCTACGAACTTGTATGTCTTAACAGTAGCACCATTACGATCCAATTGATGTACTAATAGATCAACTTGATAGTCACGTGGATTTACACGACCATTAGTTTGACCCATATTCAATACACCATCTGACCATACTTCCATCGCATTACGGATAGAGAATGTAGTATCATTATATACTGATATTGTCCATGGAGCAAATGTACGTTCACCAGCAACATTAACTGCGCGGCCTCTATACATTACTGGTACGTTTTCAATAGTTGCTGCTGGTAATTGGGCTGCTTTACACAAGAACTGTGAATTCAAACCAACCAAAGCACCAGCGGTAACATATGATGGAAATGCTAACTCAACACGGAATTGGTTAGCGCGTGCTCCGCCTCCAATTAGCTGTGCTTTAAAATCTGAGATATTTGCCATTTGTATTTTCCTTTATCTTAATTGGAGAGGATTTCTCCTCTCCTTCTTTTATTTATTTATTAAGCACCAATTTCTTCAAAACTTACTGAAGAACGAGCAGCTACGAAGTTTAGTGTAATAAAGTTGATAGAGCGGTTTGGTTTGATAAAGATATCAGCAACAAACTCGTTACGATCAATAACTTCGCCAGTATTATTTGTGTCATCACATTTCACACGGAAATCTGTAACACCACGGCGACCTTGTACATCACGTAAGAATGGCTCTACTAAATTTTTGAATTGAGCTCTTGTGAATGAATCATTGAACTCAAACAATTGGAATTTAGCAGCAGTAGCAATAGCTTTCTCAAGAACGATAAACAAACGGCGTACATTGATACGATCGAATGCTGAAGGTTTAGCTAGAAGAGTTTTATCACCGAATAGAACTGTACCTTGACCTGGGAAGTTAACCACTGGGTTAACACCATTTTTGTACAAGTTATCACGTTCTGCTTTGCCTGGATTAACAGCCAATTTAACAACGTTTTTAATTTGACCACGGTTATAACCACCTGGTGAGTACCAAGGATCATCTGTTAGATCAGTACGAGCACATAGACCAGCAATGTCACCATTTAATGGAACATAGCGATATTTGTCATTGTAACGGTCATATTGGTATTTGTAACCAGAATCTAAAACAGCATAAGATGTACTTGGTAATGCATCACGGTAAGCATTAATTGCAGTAACTGCAGCTGAACCGGTACCAATAATTACATCACCAGAAGAGATGTTTTGTGGAGATACAAATACTACGCAATCTTTACGAACTTCAGCAACGTTATTAATAACGTAAGTAGCAACTGAAGCAGAAACTTTACCTACCGCAACCAATGAGATGTCGTACAATTCGTCATTAGCAAATACTGCAAACCCGTTTTGTAATTGACCATCAGTAGCAGTAAGATCATCAAGACCACCAGTTAAACTAATAGTAACTGGATCTCCAAGAGTATCAAATTCTGTTTCAGAAGTACCACCCCAATTTGCACCATCAGTAGTATGATCCATCCACCAGATATAACGTGATTGTGAATTGATTACATCTTTATAGTAGTTATTAGTACCATCTGATTTTTTATTATCAGAAGCTTTAGATACATAAGCAAATTTCTCAAGAATACCACCACGGGTACCTGTCCATTTACCATCAATATCAATAACAATTATATGTAATTCATCATCAACACCATTAGCTAAGTCCGCAGCAGATGATGTACCTGGAGCAGAATCAAACTCTGCTTCATATGTCCAACCATCGTATGTTGCAGAATCTGCCATTGAAACTTTAATAGAGTTGCCCAATGCGCCTGGGAATTTAGCAGCCCATTCACCAACAACACCAGCACCATTAACATAGTTAGTAGTGTATGCATCTGTGTTATTAATTTTGATACCACCAACTGTAATAGCAGCAGTTGCAGTAGCACGAGTACCAGAAGAAAGACCAATAGTAACTAATGGGGCAGTGGTATAACCAGAACCCGGTTCAGTAATTACAATGTTAGTAACTTCACCACCGGTAATTTCTGTAGTACCAGTAGCTTGTATACCGCCTGGAATATTTGGAGCACCGAATGTAACAGTAGGTGCAGTAACATATGAGTCACCTGCTTCAGTGATACTAAATGATGTTATTGACCCAGATTGAGTAGCTACTGCATTTCTGTGGTTATCTGTATCAACACGAACAGTCAAAAGATTATTTGTGTATGATAGAAAGTTTGCAGCGGTAAAAAATGATTGAGCATTTGCATCAGATGGTTTACCAAAACGTTGAACTAAAACGTTTTCAGAAGTAATAGCAACTGGATCCAATACTGGACCCCATGGAAATACGCCGGCAAATGCGCCAGCAGATGTTGAAACTGCGGGTACGATTGAAGAAAAGTCTTTTTCTGTAACCAATACACCTGGACTTAGTTGAAAGGCCATTGTAATTCTCCTTATTACGTTATACTACATGTTATTTTTATTTTGCTGGGAAGCAAGTTATTACTAATTTATTTATATATATCAAAAATTCAATAGCTCTATTTGGTCTTGTGTTAGATTATACTGACCTGGTTCTATAGGAGCTCTGTTTTCTTCCATAATTCTTTCTTGTGTCTCTTCAAATGTATCTCCATTATCATAGAAACCGAATGGAGTTAACTCATCTTCAATCTGTTTTATATGAGATTCATACATAATCTCACGCATATTTACATTATTCAAGTCTTTAAAGTATGGATTAGTAGTTAACCACCCAAACAATACTAAAGTCATTATTAAATCATCATGATAGCCTTCATCTGCTTTATAGGTACCTCTGGTCTCAATAAATGTTGAAATCTCGGCAATGGTATCTATATCAGTAATCAACAATTTAGACTCTTCAATCAGAGACTTAATTGTCATACAACCAATTCTTTTAACTTTCTTATCAGTGTTAACACCAAATTGTACAGCACCACCACCAAATCCACCAGTAACAAACTGACCATTTGTTGTTCTATTTACAAATAAGATGTTTTCATATTCTAATTCTGAGTATAATATAGTTGGTACTTGCTCACTAGAATTAATCTCAATCAACACATAAGCATTATTATAATCCTTAGCTATTTTATATATAATGCTTGGATAAAGCAGCGGGGAGATTCTATTGTTTCTATACTTTCCTACTTGTTTATATGGTGCTTCTGTTACATCTATTATATTAAATGCTGAATAATCTCCACCAACGCCCTTAGCAGTATCACATATCATTACATAAGTATGACCTTTAATAGGTTCTACTATAATATCTAAACCATCTTTAGAATAAACAACTGGAGATGGACTTAATTTTGCAATGGTATCAGATCTAATTAGTGTTAAACTAGAACCTAGGAAGTTACATAGAACCTCTTGGTTAAATTTAAGTTCACCTAATTGTCTACGTTGTTGTTCTGCCCATTTTTCATCTCTGCCAGGAATCTTCCAATATGGAATAAACAATGGCACAAAGTCATTACGACCATTCTCAGCATCATTCCAATATTTCCAAAAGTGATTGTATCCTAATGGAGTAGATGATAATAAGATCTTTGTTGTTTCACCAGCAGAAATTGTTGGATAAACAGAAGTAAAGAAATCTTCGGCAATGTTATTTGGAATAATTGCGGTCTCATCAACATATAACATGTTAACGGATTTACCACGAATACCTGAACTTGAAGTAGCAGCAGTGAATACCTTTGATCCATTCTCTAATTCAATATCGCCCTTATTCCATGTTGTTACACCCTGCTGCATCCATTTAGGTAGATGCTCATACATTGTTTGATAACGATTTAGAACTTCTCTAGCAGCTGTTGCTTTATTTGCTAGAATAGCTACTGACTTGTTATCTTGGAATACAGTATACCATACGATGTATGCAGCAGAGGTGGTCGTTTTGCCTTGTTGTCGGCCTTCCATAAGAATAACTTTACGATTCTCATGGATAATTTTTACTTTTTCTACTTGGCAATCATAGAGTTTAAATGGTATAAGACCAAAATCAAGAGAAACTATCTTACAATAATTCTCTATAAAATAGATTGGATCCTTAGAACATTTAATCCATTCTTGTACATTATCTTCAGTAAAGGGGATATTAATCCCTGATGCCTTAAGTAAACTATTTGCATTATAAAATTGACTCATATTTAAAGGTCTTGAATCCATTCCTCAGTAATTGGATCACCCGGCAAAGTACCGATTGCGGTGTAAGCAATAGAAGTATTATCAGCAACAGTAGCAACATTTGCCATAACGGTATTAATAACGCCTTGATTAGATATTCCACCAAACATATTAGTTTTAAGAGTAAAGTTTAATGTATGTGTAACAAATCTTCTTGTTTGGAAGTCACCATCATAATCATCTTGTACAGTAATACTATTCAATATGATAGGAATGTCTTGTACAACATTCATTTCAGGTACAGCATTAATTGATAATGTGTATTCAGGTGTAAAGGTTGGCAGAATTTGTTCAATGATCTGCATTGCATCTTCTTGAGTCTTTGTAAGAACATATAAAGAGATATCTACATTATATGGTACAGGAGAATTCATTGAAGATCTGGTTTCATCGGCCTTTTGGCAATTAATCTTATTCATGCGATTCACTTTACGAGTAGAATCATATGCATAACCAGTAATTTCAAATGACAAGCGTGGAAGAGTAGTGTATGTATGATTAGTTAACTCAGGATCTGAATCAATACGAACAATCCATTTCTCTTTTGGGGCATAAGCAAGAGGCACAGCAACAGTTTGTATTACTGTTTCTTCTCCGTCTTTTGATTGTCTTTCAATCTTAATATTAGAAAACAAATGCCCAAAAGCAATAATTGTTTTTCTTAATATTCCATGATAGAATGTTTGTCCATTTAACATTTATTAATCCCAATATCCACCACTAGATTGCCATGCACCATCTGTAAATATCATTGTAACAACATTAGTAGGCTGTTCTGATGCATATGTTCCAAATGGGTTGAATTGAATATTTGTATATATTGCTGCAGTAGTTGCAGCAGTAGCATTCAATATTCTACCATGTGCTACGTTGATTACTATACCCGCATTTGTAGCACCATCTTTTGGCACTAAGTGCATAATCTGACCTTCAACACCATCAGCTAAAGTATAAGTTGATCCTGCATTA